ATTTTACATCATAAATTTTCTCTGGAGATTTCTCCGCATAAAAACGCGTTAGAGTTCTTTTTGTGGTTGGAGAAAAACAGGCCAGAGCAATTAAATTATTTAAGGAGGTTTTCAAAATATGGAAATAACTAAAGAAGATTGGGTAAAAAACAAATTTGAGAATGAGATTTTGATTAAAGTTAATTACATGCAAATTGACATGGCCAGAAAAGTAATCGAGTTGTGCGAACAAAAGATTTCAGAATTTCCGCCAGAAAGATTGGAAGTGCCAGAAAATCCAAAACAAGCAGAAATTCCGTTAGGAGTTCAATAATGGAATATGATATTTTAAGGCCATGGGAAACTTTGGACCAATGGCAGAAGGATTACATTGCAGAAAAAGGAAATTGTTTTGTTCAATGTGGCCGTCAATGTGGAAAGACAACGGCAGCGTCGATAAAAATAGCAGAATGTGCATTGCAGGAGAAAACAGGAGGAGCATATTTGGTTTTGGCCTTAACTGAAAAACAGGCCTATAATTTATTCTTCAAAACTTTAATGTATTTGGAAACTCGACACCCTCACGAAATCAAAAGAGGAAAAGACAAACCAACAATGCACGAAATCACATTAAAAAATGGAATGGTTATTCTTTGTTATGCAGCAGGTTTGACAGGGGAAGGAGTTAGAACATTCACAATCAAGAAATTATTTGTAGATGAAGCAGCTCCAATGTCTCGAGAAGTTTTTGTTAGTATTACACCAATGTTATCTGTTACAAAAGGAACATTAGATGTTATGAGCACTCCGAGGGGAAAAGAGGGTTATTTTTATGAGTGTTCAAAGAGAGATGATTTTAAAAAATTCTATGTGAGCGCAGAAGATTGTCCGAGACATTCAAAAGAATTTTTGGAAAGTGAAAAGCAAAACATGAGCGAATTAGAATATGCGCAAGAATATCTGGCCCAATTTTTAGATGAGTTGAAAAGAGTTTTTTCAGATGAATTAATTAAAAATATTTGTGTTCTGAAAAAACAGGAAATAGTTATCCCAAGAACATCGTCTCAAAGTATTTTTTTGGGGGTTGATGTTGCAGGTTGGGGAAAAGATATAAACACATTTTCAAGTTTAGATGGCACAGACAGAAATAATATCTCACAGGTTGATTTTGAGATTTCCAGAAAAAAATTGACAACAGAAGTTTCAGACAGAATAAAAGAATTAAATTTAGTTTGGAATTATAAAGGGATTGGGGTTGATGATGGAGGAGTTGGTTGGGGAGTATTTTCAGAGTTGTTAAGAGATGAAAAAACAAAAAGAAAAACTGTGGCCTTAAACAATGCTTCCAGACCAACAGATTCTAAAGGGGAAAAATCAAAAAAATTATTGAAAGAAGAAATGTATTTGAATTTACTAAATTACATGGAAAAAGGAAGGATAAAATTGTTTAATGATACCGAGATAATTGCGTCGCTAAAATCAATTCAATATGAATATATTATCAAGAGAGGGAGAAATTCAGAGTTCAGAATTTTTGGAAATTACTCCCATGCCGTAGAAAGTTTGAATAGAAGTTGTTGGTTGATAAAAACGAAAGGTTTAAATCTTTTTGTTCATACCTTTTAGACATGGCATACACAGGAACAATTGTCTCCGAGGCAGAGATGACTTTTATGGCAGGAGAAAATGTAGACGCAACAGGGAACACAGAAGCAAACCATAATATTTTAGCATACTATGCAGAAACTTTTTTGAGTGATTTAATGAAATATGATATTGTAACTCATTGGGGAGATTTAGGAACAAACAAGAAAAAGATTTTTTCTGAATATGCAGCAAGATTTGCGGCAATCTCTTTAATTTCTTATAACATGAATGGTTATTCGTCGAGGATTGAAGCAGAGGACATGGTTAATATTCATTGGGCCAGATGTGAGCAAATTATCGAGTTTTTACAGAAGCAAGACATAAAAGATTATTTGGGGGTATAAATGGCATTAGATTTGAAGGGAGTTAAAAAGAGTTTATTCTTTAAACATACGGACCAAGTTGGAATTTCAGAGAGACAGAAAGTTTCAAAAATTTTATCTGTTCCAAGCACAAATTGGATTGCAGTTGATATTGCACACCCATTGATTTATAATTCTATTGACGCAACTATGGGAGCAACAGGAGGAGCAGCAATTGCAGCAATTGAAATTCCAAACGGAGCAACAATAAATAAAGTTGGAGTTTATGGGGATTATGACACAGCAGTTCATGGATTATGGTTTATGTGGAGAATCACAACAACAAAAGACGCATTAGGAAATATTATAACTATGACAGCAGAAATGATGATTATGGATAGAGAATTAGGAACAACTGTAACAAGTGAGGATATTGCTTTTCAACAAACACAAAGTGAAAGTTGTAACTATTATATTTTGATGGGCTCAATGGTTGAAGATGACAGAATTTGCCAAGCATTAATTGATTACACAGAATAGTAATGCTTTTAAACATGATTTCACATATTTTCACATGGATATAACAAACGCAGTTGTTGGCACAGTTTCAAGTTCTTCTTATTCAGACAAAACTAAAAATACAGATTTCTATGATGGAAGTTCAAAGACCCAAGATGGCGTAACAGGCCAAGATTCATTTTGGCAAGTTAAATGGGAAGATTGGCACGGACTTTATTTCGATGTGCCGATATTCGCAGCAGTTATCGATACTCTCGCATGTTGGGCAGTTGGAAAAGGTTTGAAATGCAAAAACAAAGAAGATGAAAAAATATTAAAAAAAATTACAGGTTGGGGAAAAGATGATTTTAATTCGATTATTGAAAATTTAACAAGAGTTATGTTGTGCGGAGGAGATTCTCATGCGGAAATTGTAAAAGACAAAGCAGGAAGATTGACCAATTTGAAACCATTAAATCCTCAATCTATAAAAGTTGTTGTTAATCCTCACGGAATTATCTCAAAATATCAACAGACATTAAATGGAGAAGTTAGCGATTTTAATAAGAAAAAAGTATTTCATTTATGTTGGGATAGATTAGCAGATGAAATCCACGGCAAACCTTATGCAGAAAGAGTGCAACCGTTAATAAAACAAATTAAGCAATTGGGAGAAGATTTAAGTTTAAGATTTCACATGATTGTAAAACCTGTTAGATTGTTCGCAGCAAACACAGATGACGCAACAGCTTTAACCGCAACAGAAGCAAAATTAAAAAGTGGTTATGAGAAGTGCGACATTATTGTTATTCCAGAGGGAACATTAGAAGCAAAAGAGTTGGGAAATATTCCAAACGCTCAAGACGCCATTGAGTATTATAATTTTTTAATTAGATTATTTGTAAGTGCATGTAATGTGCCAGAAGTTATTTTAGGTTGGGGAGAGAAATCAACAGAAGCAACTTCTAAAATTATTTATTTGGCATTTCAACAGAGAATTGAAAGAATCCAAAAATTTTTAGAAGAACAAATTAGATTGCAGTTAGGAATAGAATTAAACTTTGAATTTCCTGCAAGTTTGGAGCCGATGATGACAGAGACACAAGCACAGGGAAATGCTCCCTTCGCAAAAGAAACTCCGAAAGTTGAAACTCCTGCACAAGATAATGCAAAAGCAGGAAAAATAAATAACATAATGAAAAAATGAAAAAAGAAACAAAAGCTCAACATAGAAAATTGTTGTTCATGAAATTTCTAAATTGTTTAATCGCAGGAGGATTAGTTTTAGTTATTCCATTGACAAAGGGAGAAATTAATGAAAAAGATTTATGTATTGCAGCAGGAATGGGCCTTTTGGCAGCAATGACCCAATTTAAACAAGTCCTCGATGGAGAAATTGCTCAACATTCGTCAATTAAATTATTTACATTCGTAGGAGGATAAAATGTCATGGTTGAAGAAGATGTTAAGGAAGTTGAGAAAGAAGTTGAGAAAGTAAATGGCCCAGATGAAGTTAAGGAAGAAATTTCTGCATTAGAAGAATTTAGACGAGTGAATGAAGAAAACAAAAAAGTTTTAGCCGAGTTGAAAGAAGAAAGAAAGAAGATGGAAAATGCAGCAGCAGAGATGTTGATTAATGGCCATAGCTTTGCAGGACAAAGCCCAAAAGTTGAAAGTGCAGACGAGAAATGGGCAAGAGAGGCAAAGATTAGATACGCAGGAACAGGCATGGACCCAACGGAATAGGAATCCAAAAATTCATCTAACAGAGTTAGATCAAACAGGAAGTTTGCCAAATTTTTGGTTTAGTTATCATGAAATCCGAGATTTTTGAGTTGTTTAATGGGTTTCTGGTTG